TCTAAGAAAAAAGAGCTTTCAAGAGAACAAATTTCTAATCCAGCAGGAAAAGGTAGATCACTTCTTTGGTCTTACACCTACATTAAAGGCGCAATCTAATGGAAATTGAAATGATTGCTGTTGAATCACTTATCCCGTATGTCAATAATGCTCGTACTCATAGTGATGAACAAATAGCAAAAATTGCCGCTTCAATTAAGGAATTCGGTTTTGCCGATCCAGTTGAAATTGACGAAACAAATATGTTACTGGCAGGGCATGGTCGAGTTGCGGCGGCTCGTAAATTAGGGCTATTAGAAGTTCCAGCAGTTCGTCATGAAGGTTTAACTACTACTCAAAAGAAGGCTTACATTCTTGCAAATAACAAATTAGCGATTGATGCTGGTTGGGATATTGAGCTTTTGAATTTGGAGTTAGAAGAATTAAAAGAGCTAGACTATGATTTAGACTTAACAGGCTTTGATGAAGAAGATATTTCTTTATTACAAACAGAGCTGGATGAGCTAAATGAGGAAGACGAAGAAAAAGAAAGTATCCTCGATAAGATGGATATTTGTATTGATGAGCCACGCACCAAAGTTGAGAAAGGTGATCGCTGGCAGTTAGGAAAACACATTCTAATTTGTGTTGATGTGATTACAGATTGGGCTTCTTATGTTAATGAGCTTGAAGGTGAAGGAACATTATTTATTCCTTACGCTGGCATTTATGCCGCACTTGCTAAAAAAGCAGAAATAAGTCGATTAGTAATTGTTCAGCCTGATACTTACATTGCTTCTTTAATTGTTGATCGATACCTTGATGTTCATGGAGTTGACCAAGTGGTAAAACTAACATGATTAAAACTGGTGGGGTGTGGGATCCAAACGAAAAAAATATTTATTTTTTAGCTACTTCTCCTTCTTCCTTTAAAAGGGATGAAGTAGAAAAGTTTTACGATTATATTTTGTGTGCGGTCAATGAAATAAAAAATTCTGATGATGAGCAATACATTCTTGATTGTGTGCTTAAAGGAAAAAAATTATTTATTGACTCAGGAGTATTTAATTTAACTAATCAACATGCAAGAAACAACAATATGACAATGGATCAAGTGTTAGCAATGGCACCTGATGAGTTAGATGGGTTTGATGCTCTCTTTGATAAGTACACTCGAATCGTCAAAGAGATTGGTGAAAAGGCTTGGGGTTACATTGAAATAGATCAAGGCGGTATGGCTAATAAAATCAAAACAAGAGATAGATTACACGGACTTGGGTTTAATCCTATTCCTGTCTATCACCCTCTTGTAGATGGTTGGGACTATTTTGATTATTTAGCTGAACGCTATGATCGAATCTGTCTTGGCAATATTGTGCAGGCTCAAAATGAAACTCGCAAACGCATACTAGCAACAATGTGGGAAAGAAAACGTAAGTATCCTAATCTTTGGATTCATTGTTTGGGTCTTACACCTAATGAGCATTGTTTGGCTTTCCCTTTAAGCTCAGCAGATTCTTCTTCTTGGATTTCAACTACTCGCTGGATGACCATGAGTACTCGATCATGCTTAAAGGCTTGGGATTCAGTAGAAGAAAAGGTATTTCGTTACGATTTAAAAGACCCTGAAAAAGCCGCTAAAAAAACTGTCCAAATGTCTGCCGCAAATTGTGCCGCTGACTTGATTAATTGGCGACAATATATTTCTGATGTAGAAAAAAATCTCGAATGTGATTATAGGATGCCATTATGAAACACTCTATTTTTGTAAAATTTTCTGTAGCTGGTTTTCATTATTGGAAAGATGCTCCTGAGCATAGAAAGTATCTTTCAAATAATCATCGCCATTTATTTGTTATAGATATTCGTACTCATGTAACTCATGATGATAGAGAAATTGAATTCCATGATTTACTGGATTATGCTAAGAGTGAATTCAAAGGTGGAGAGATGGGTGGTATGTCTTGTGAGATGATGGCTACTGACTTGGGTGTTAAACTGGCTAATCGATTTAAGAGAACATTCCTAGTTGAAGTATCTGAGGATGGTGAATGTGGTGCCAGCATTATTATTGAATACGAAGGCGACAATGAACATAACTAATAAAATTAAAGAACGAATCTTAGCGGCTGGTAAAACATTTTTTGCTAATGATAATATTTCTGAATTTCTTGAACCACAAGACTTAATTGATATTCAATCAGAAGTAGAAATTAAAATGCAAGGAGTATTAGAAAGTCTTGTCATTGATACTGATAACGACCACAATACTAAAGAGACTGCTAAGCGTGTTGCAAAAATGTTTATTCAAGAAGTATTCAAGGGTCGCTATGATCCGATGCCTATTGTTACGGACTTTCCTAATGCAAAAAACCTCGATGAAATTTACACAATCGGTCCGATCACTATTCGTTCAGCTTGCAGTCATCACCTTGTTCCTATTACTGGTCGTTGCTGGATTGGCATTTTGCCTTCTGATCGAGTTATTGGTATCAGTAAGTTTGTTCGTCTTACAAACTGGGTTATGGGTCGCCCTCAAATTCAAGAGGAAGCCACAATCCAACTTGCAGACCTTATTGAAGAAAAGCTCAAGCCAAGAGGGATCGCAGTAGTTGTTGAGGCAACTCACTTGTGTATGACTTGGCGAGGCGTGAGAGAAAGTAATACTGCTATGACCACTTCAGTAATGAGGGGGTTTTTTAGAGATAATAGTGATGCGAGAGCTGAATTTTTTAGGTTAATAAAATGACATTTCGAAGCACTAAGACTTACGGGCACGACCTAGGACTTAGCTGTGCCTTCCGACAATGGAAAGCTGAGTCTCATTGTCATTATGTTCATGGCTATGCTTTAGCATTCAGATTTGAATTTGAAGCTAAAGAACTCGATGTAAGAAATTGGGTTGTCGATTTTGGTGGACTTAAAGGCTTAAAAGAAATGCTTACTAATACTTTTGACCATAAGTTAGTAGTCGCTTCTGATGATCCTCACCTTGAGTACTTTAAGCAAGGTCATGCAATGGGAGTATTAGATTTAGTCGAAGTTGAGGCTGGCGGTTGTGAAAAGTTTGCCGAGCTAGTTTATGAATGTACCGAACAATGGCTCAAAGATGCAGGATTTAGTCCTCGTTGTAGTCTTGTTTCGGTGGAAGTCAAAGAACATGGGGCTAATTCAGCCATCTACTCAAAATGAATATTAGACACATTACTTGGGAAGAATTTGATGTAGCTCTTAATCTTTTCCCACACCCTATTTGTGATAGTTTCTATCCAATTCCTAGAGGTGGAATGGTTCTTGCTGTAGCTCTGAGCCATCGCTTTAATAAACCTATTGTGGATCGACCTACTAAACTTTCTATCCTTGTTGATGACATTGCTGATAGTGGAGCAACATTACAAAAGATCAGATTAAGATACCCATACCCTGCCTATGTACTAGCTAGAAGATACACTTGCAAGCAAAATGCCATTACTTCAGTAATAGAAGTCTTAAATGATGATTGGCTAGTGTTTCCATGGGAAAACAAAGCAAAAGCGAAAGAAGATTATGAGTTATACATATCCCGTAAATGAGATATTCCAATCCATTCAAGGTGAAGCTACTTTTACCGGTACGCCTTCAATCTTCATAAGACTGCAAGGCTGTCCAGTAGGTTGTCATTGGTGCGATACAAAGCATACTTGGGAGATAGATCAAAAGGCTTCTGTTCATATTCCAATCATGCTGGAAAAGAAAGAGGATTCTAATAGTTATTCCGATATGACTGTTGCAGAACTATTAGGTGTGATAAAGTCATTTCATGCTCAGCACATTGTCCTGACAGGTGGAGAACCTTGTCTTCATAATCTGTTACCCCTCACTACAACGCTGTATGAGCAGGGTTACTCTGTTCAAATAGAAACTAGCGGAACGCATGAAATTAAAAGCCATGCGTCTTGTTTTATTACTATTAGCCCTAAATTGGACATGGCTGGTGGTATGCCACTTTTGCGATCCTGCGTTGCTTTAGCAGACGAAATCAAATACCCAGTAGGTAAGCTAGAGGATGTAGTCAAACTTGAAAACCAAGTTTTAGCTCATGCCATCTGTTCTAATATTTGGCTTCAACCGCTTAGTCAAAGCAAAAAGGCTACCGATCTTTGTATAGAGCAAGCCACTATCAATAACTGGAAGGTTTCAATTCAAACCCACAAGTTCTTAGGAGTAAGGTAATATAATAGAGTTACAAACACGAAAGGAATGTCATGAGAGATATTTATCCAAGACGAATAATTAGAATAGTAGGTCAGTCTCAAAAAGATATTTGCCAAACACTAATTGATAATCTTCCGATTGATATAGCCAAACCAATCTGCGTGACCATTGGTGAAGAAACCAAGATTAGGAAGCTAGATCAAAACTCTTTAATGTGGGCTAGAACATTACAAGACATTTCAAGACAGGCTTATGTTGAAGGACGAACCTACTCACCTGAGATATGGCACGAATACTTCAAAAGAGAGTACCTTCCGAATGAGTATGATATTGAGCTTACGAAAGAGAATTATCGAAAATGGGACATAGATCCAAAAGGCGCACCGATTCTAGTGGGAAGTACCACTCAATTAACAATTAAAGGCTTTGCTCAATACTTAACAGAAATTGAAGCTCATGGAGCTTCACTAGGCGTAGAGTTCACAGTTAGAGAAAATGGCGACTAAAGCAGAAAAGGATAATTATGCTAAGTTGGCAAGATTGGGCTGTATTTTGTGCAAATGCAACGGCATACGAGAAACAGATGATTCTCCAGTCGAGATGCACCACATCCGCAGATACGGAGGAAAACGAAGTCTCGCCCCTGTTATCCCTTTATGCGCTATCCATCATAGGCTTGGAGATTCCAGTATTCACGCTCTTGGACATAAAGGATTTGCAAAGTACTGGGGAAAGTCTGAAGAAGATTTACTTGAGTTAGTTAAGGAGAAAATTGCATGAAGATGATTGATCGATTAACATTGACCACAATCGGTCAGTTAATTCCTTTTTCTGACGCTGGATAAACGTAACCAGCACTATTATGTCAGCCAAACCATTAGACCCAAAGACTGTTGAATCCATCGTTATCGATTGGAGAATAGGTCAACTAAGCCAACAAGACCTTGCAGATAAGTACAAAGTCAGTAAGGGAGTGGTCAATAAGTACACAAAAGGGATTCCTCAAGATGGTAGAGCCATCGTGAACGCTGGAGTCCAATATAATCAAGCACTTAAAGAGCAAGATGAACGCATGGTGACCGCAATCGAGAAAACGGTCAGCTTACAAGTTGAGAGAGTAAACTGGATTCATGGTGCCGCAATAAGGAACGCTAACGATGCAATGAAAGCTCCTTGTACCAGTCAAAAGGAGTTTCACCTTAGAGCTAATACTCTTGGCAAGACCAAAGAAACATTAGTTGGTAAAGATGCTCAAGTAGCTGTCCAAGTCAATACTCAAGTCAATACTATGCCTGCGAGCCAATTTGAAGATATAGCAACTCGCCTTTTGAATAGATGATCTACACAGAAGAAGAAAAGTTCGTATCAAACGAATTAGCTAGGCTCGACCTTTATTGGTTCAGTCAATGGATGTTTGAACAACGAAAAGGCTTTCAATGGATGAAAGCTCCGCACCATGAAATTATCTGCAAAGCACTTCAAAGAGTCATAAGTGGGGAATGTAAGCGACTTATTATTAACATTCCACCTCGGTATTCCAAAACAGAATTAGCAGTTATTAACTTTATGGCATTTTGTTTAGGTAAATATCCTGATTCTGAATTCATTTACACCTCGTACTCTGCTAGGCTCGCATCAAACTATTCATGGCAAACAAGGGAATTGATCTCTACAGTCGAGTATCAGCAGATATTCCCTAATACTCAGCTCATGGATAACTCAAAGGCTAGAGATACTTGGCATACAACTGCTGGAGGCTTGGTTTACTCGGCAGGGTCAGGTGGTACTATCACTGGATTCGGGGCTGGCAAACATCGACCTGAATTCGGTGGCGCAATAATAATAGATGATCCACACAAAGCTGATGAAGCTCGATCTGATGTGATGCGAGAGAATGTTATTGATTGGTTTCAAAATACGCTGGAGAGCCGTAAAAACAGTCCTGAGACACCAATAATACTAATCATGCAAAGACTTCATGAAATGGATTTGGCTGGTTGGCTCTTAGCAGGAAATAATGGAGAGCAATGGGAGAATATTTGCCTTCCTGCTATTCAAGAAGATGGCTCTGCCTTGTGGGAAGCTAAACATGACATATTCACTTTGAGACAAATGGAGCAAGCCGCTCCTTATATCTTCTCGGGTCAGTATATGCAAAGCCCTGCACCATCAGAAGGTGGGATCTTCAAACCCGATCAAATAAAAATAATAGATGCTTTACCTGTAAGCGATATTAAATGGTGTAGAGGATGGGACTTAGCTAGTACGATTGATGGAGATTGGACAGCAGGATCAAAATTAGGAAGGCTCTCAGATGGTCGATTTATTATCGGTGATGTATGCCGATTAAGAGTAGGACCTGATGAAAGAGACACAGCGATGGTTAATACTGCTTCAATGGATGGTAGAGAAGTAAAAATAAGTATTCCTCAAGATCCCGGTCAAGCAGGAAAAACGCAAGTTCTTTACTTGACAAGAGCATTATCAGGCTACAATGTTAAAAGCTCTCCTGAGTCAGGTGATAAAATTACTCGAGCAGAGCCTTTTGCATCACAAGTAAATATTGGTAACG